AAGCAAAGCCCCTCTCTCCCCCGCGTATCGAAACTATACCGAGGACATGATGGTGAAGGGTGCTGTCCGCTCTGCTATCGCAATCATGCCTCTGAGTGAAGAGGACAGGGGAAGGATCGGCCGAGCGACTCGGAACGAAAACGAGAAGATGGGGCTGAAGAAATTCATCGACATTGAGAGCGACCCCGTGACAGACGGCGCACACAAGATAGAGGGAAAGAAACCAGCAGCAGCTTCGGAGGGTGACGACAACGAGAGCCCGAAGCCCGACGAAGAGTAGCCGCAACAGGAGGGGTAGGATTGTCCTACCCCTCTTCCCCCATAGGAGGTTGGAATGCAAACAGCACGAAATCCGAACCACGGCAAGTACCGTGAGCAAACGAAGGGGTACGAAGATTGCGGCTGGCAGATGGCAGGCATCAAGCACCCGAAAGTCATCGCGTGTAAAGCCCTGGGCCACAAGATGCGAGAAATGAACAACAGCCTGTATCAGTTTCACGGTGAAGATCATGTCTACATCTGCGACAAGTGCAAGATCATTCACCACATCGACAGCTCAGACTAGGAGGTTTACAGCATGAGATATCAACGCAAGAAAGTGACGATGGACGGTGTACGCAGGGATTACGGCAATCACGTAATCATCCGAGGAGAAACAGAAGTCAGATTCCCGAGCGGTCTACCGATGACGGCGCTCATTCGAGATTGCCACGACAGCTCACTGCAGCAGTACCTACTCGCTACGAAGTCGCACCTCAAGAAATACTTCATGCGAGCTGGCTGGAATGGTATCGGGGATGTGTACGTGTGCGATCTCGGTGAGGATCCGACGAAAGAGGTCGCGTTCAACCAGGCGACGTTCTTCGCTCAGGAGGTAGTGAGCAAGAAGATCTTCATGTCTCTACCGGCTGACCGAGCGAATGCAGCAATGGGGCGTCTGGGGATATCTCGCGTAGTCGAGGAGCTATGACACTCAACGCAGCAATCGCATTGACCTCACTTGTTGTCGCTATGTGGTTCGGACCTATCGAGGTGCTCGAGTACGTGGTTGACTTCGATGTGACCCTTAGCTCAGTTTCTATCAACTTCGATCCTGTATTCCTCGTGTGGGACCAAGACAACTCAATCCCAGGATCAGCGTTTGCGATAGGGAACACGATCGTCATCGAGGAGAGGTGGAGAGGAACCGAGCGAGAGGCGTATCTGCTACATCACGAGATGAACCACGTCAGGCAGTGCCAGTCTCTCGGCTGGGCTATGTGGCCTGCTTATTGGTTCGAGGTTCTACAGATTGAGGGCAGCGCGGGGACAATCCAGAGCAGAGCGACGAGTACATGTGGATACCTGAAGAAGGACCGAACTGGTATCACTTCATGTCGTTGTCTTTGAAGTTTGGGGGATGAATACGAGGGGAGCGACGTGACTACGGCAGTCAATGCAACATGCGACACAGCGATTGAATACGCTTCAAAGGATCTGAGAGTCTTCCCTCTTCACTCAATCGGAGAGGACGGTACATGCACCTGCGGCAAAGCCGATTGCGGCAGCCCAGGGAAGCACCCGCGAACAAAGAACGGGGTCAAGGATGCAACTACCGACGTTGAACAGATATCTGCATGGTGGGCGAAATGGCCCGATGCAAATGTGGGTATCGCTACAGGCAACGGCTTGCTAGTCCTTGACGTTGACACGAAACACGATGGGATTGAGACGATCGAGGAGATTGAAGAGACGGAAGGGCCGATGCCTGAAACTGCAATGGTCCTGACGGGGGGCGGTGGCCGGCACTATTATTTCTATCTCCCAGACGACAAGCGTGAGGGTATCAAGAACGCTGTTGGGATTGGTAGAGGATTGGATCTTCGCTTCGATGGTGGCTATGTGGTAGCACCTCCCAGTCGGCACGTCTCCGGGCGTACATACGAATGGGAAGCATCAAGCGATCTTAGTACCGGCTACACCCTTCCCCCGAGCTGGCTGCTCAGAGCTATTCACGGGGGCGGAAGTAGCTCTAAACCCACAAAAGGGGTTACTACACCCCCCGACACGTTACGTGACCCTGACGCGATCCTGACAGGGATAGACGAAGGCAGTCGCGATGTGACCCTATTCCGCTATGCCTGTTTGCTCCGGCGTGACAAGATCACCCGCAAGCAGGCTGACGTATTGATCCTCAAAGCTGCGGCATCGTGCGATCCTCCATTCCCCGAGAAGGATGCACTGAGGAAGGTAGAGCAGGCGTGGGAGTATCCGAGCGAGAAAGCGAAGCTGCTTGCCGGGGAGACGATAGCACTACCCACCGTTGAGGCACAAGGCACAAACGCTCAGATTGAGTGGGGTGCGATCGGTATCGAGGCGCACGTCAGAGGATTGAAGGAACACAGCGACGGCAGGATCAACGGCTTTCTCTCGATCATCTCAACGCTATCAGGGCAAGCTAAGAAGCTGCACTCGGCAACATTCAACTTCACCTCGACACGAACGCGATCGGAATGGAAGAAGGTGCTTGAGGGGCGTGCGCCCATCACAGACTGGTTTGAGGTACTCGAGCAGCTCTGTGACGCGGTAACGAAGGTGGTTCAACAGGGCGAGCCGGTGCAGGTGATTACAACCTCAGACGAGGTGACGCCGCCTAGCTACGTGCTAAGGCCTATCCTGCTCTACAAACAGCCGGTGATTCTCTTTGGCGATCGCGGCTCTACGAAGAGCTATACAGCTCAGACGTTCGCGTATCTGCTGGCCCTCGGGCACATGGGGCGACTACTCGACTTCCAGCCTGAGAGGGTGGCGACGAAGCCCTTGTATCTGGACTGGGAAGACACCCCTGCTACGCTCAGGTGGCGTTTCAGGTGTCTGAGCAAAGGGACAGGGCTACCTAGCGCACAGATAGCGTACAGGCGATGCAGCCGGACTCTAGCGAGCGACACCGAGCAGATCCGCACGGTGATCCTTGCAGGTGGCTATGACTACCTGATCGTGGATTCGCTTGGCCCGGCATGTGGAGGGGATCTCAACTCACCACAACCGGCGCTTGAGTTTTTCGAGTCACTGCGATCGTTGAACGTATCGAGCCTTGTCATTGCACATACGGCCAAGGGAAATGCGGGGCGCTCAAGGCGATCGGTTTTCGGGTCTGTCTTCTTTGAGAACGCTGCGAGGTCGATATGGGAAATCAACGCTGACTCGGAAGAGGGCTCGGCCAAGGTAGTTTTGTCTCACACGAAGATGAATGGAGGCCCACCAGAGGCCCCAATAGCGATGCAGTACGTATTTGAGCATGGCAGCACTGCGATAGTGGAAGCCAAAGCAGAGGAGGTAGCAGCAGCAGCGGGGGCAATGACGATCCGGCAGAAGATCTTACAGCTACTCGGAGACCTACCGAGCGCAGAGACGAAGCGAATCGCGGAGGATCTTGGCGAGTCACCGGCAACGATCCGAGTGACGTTAAGCCGTATGCGAACTGCCGGGCTTATAGACAAGTTGGAATCGGGGGCATGGGTGAAGATAGCCGATGTCGCGGACATAGCACCGTTCTAAGAGGAGGAGAATTGCCAAGATCAGAAGCACGAGAGATCAAAGTAACCCTGACGAGATGGGAGCTTGACTTGACGCTTGAATTGCTCAAGAAGCAGAAGTTTAACATCGATGAAGAAGAGGACCGGATTCTCACTCGGCAGTATCGTGACAGGCTAAAGAAAGAGATTGAGCCGACATTGCCGGGCACTGACTAGAAGCAAATCGAGAGGAGTTTTTACCGTGGCGAAGAAAGAACTGCTAGACAAACTGAGCATCTACATCCCACAGCGGAAGCTCGAAGCAGAGCCGATAAAGCGGCTCATTGCGTTAGGCGAGAAACGAGATCGAAGCATCAACTACCTAGTGGTCGAGGCGATCATCGAGTATCTCGATCGGGAAGAAGTGAAGGAGTAGAGCGATGAACCGAAAGCGGCTGCGAATGGCGCGAGCAGGGTTGCCAGCTTGTAGTTTGATTGACACCGGATGTACCCATCTAGGCAGCCCCAATCGTCGGGTACAAGACCCCCGACAGCCGCAGAGGTTCGACGAGAGAGGAGGAATACGATGCAACCAACAAGGCTAATCGACGATCCCCGGACTATCACGATGCTGACCTTCCCATTTCAAGAAGCGGAGCAGCCGGGGTTGACGGTAGGTTGTCAGCTCTTCGGGCAAGAGGTGACGCGAATCGTGGCCTATGAGGAAGCCGGTGAGATGGCGATGGTCTTGTGGTTCGCGGTGTACGGGGCAGAATACCCGGGATCCGAATCTGCGTTAACACCAAACGATTCTCAGGCAGAGGAGATCATCTACCGGATCCAGGGCAAGTACGTGGAGTCGATAGGGTATCAAGAGGAGGGAACGGCGAAATGATCATCGTAAGTCCGAAGCTCGTGAACGTGATAATCAACCACTGGGATAACTCGGGGCAGTTACCGCAGCAGAGGGAAGTTGAAGAGATTGAGGGCAACGCGGAGGGGGTAGCGATCGTCAGCTCGAAGGTGATGCTTACCGGGTACAGCCTGTCCGAGGTGCTCATGTATCTGCTTGAGAAGGCAGAGCGAACAGACGACGAAATCTACGATATGAAGACGGAGATTAAGTGAGAAAGAAGAGCGTAACAGGGGTGTTACGGTGGAGCTCAAAACAGGGTGTTACGCGAGAGGGCACAATCCCCCGATCGACGAATCGAGCAAAGGGCGTATTCAAGCAACGTGTAACAGTACGAGGGGGTGTTACGTAACGTGTTACGAAAAGAGCGTAACGTAACAGTTACACCCCTAGTATTACACACTCTGTTACGAACAGGTAGATCCAGGATCATAGTTGTCGCCCTTAACTGCCAAAGTCAAAGGCTGGAATCAACACCCAGCCCCGTTTGATCCTATGGCAAGATTTGAGAACAAAGAGGGGGTACTACGCTACGCGAAAGCTTCGCTACATACCCCAGAGAGGAGCGGTATGAAAATCAAGCAGATGAGAACGATATGAGCATGCAGATCATTCCCCTCTACCGGGAAGACAGCGCGATCCTAGGGCACGCCCAAGTCAACACCATGGGCGTGGCATACCTCAAGAAGAACAAGGAACTCGTCTTCGTCCCCTGGTATGACAAGGTCGGTAGGCTTACCTCCATCAGGGTACTCGAAGAGAAGGACTATCTCGCAGAACAGATCAAGGAGGCTAAGCATGTTTGACGACGGAGCTTGGTTAGGTTGGATCTTAATCGTTGGCTCAGCTCTTGTGGCTATGATCCTCTTCGGCTTCATTCTCCCTCTTCCTAGATCTAAGCGTAGGGAGAAACAGATAGGATATAGGGGAAACACTATAGAGAGGGGGGTAAGACCCACCCTACCCGTAACCCCCGAGAAACAAAAAGGGCAAGGTCAGCCATCAGAGACAGAAGCGAGGAGGGTGATGCAGCAACGACGTAGGCCGAGGAGGGTGCTGTTGTCCAGGGAGAGGACGATGCACGAGGAGATAATGAGGCGTAAGGGAGAGGACGATGCCTAGACTACAGGCGCTAGACGAAGCGATATACACCTGCCCGAGGTGCAAGCAGACAGTGAGACGTACCCTGCAGGACTTCGATACACCCAGACTGAGGGAGATGTTAGGCGGTAGGCTACCAGCTTACCTCATCTGTGGCGTCTGCTACTCACGTCACCCTGACAAGCCAGCACCTCAGATGTGGAGGACTGACGTGAAGCCGATCGATCGTAAGGCGTCTTTGTGGGGTCACTACGGTTCTAGGGCCGCGAACGCCTCAAGACCGACGCAAGCGCCCTTCAGTGAGATCCAGGACGTATCCTTCGCCAAGTGCTATCGCTACGTGGTCCACAAGATCACACCTCAGCTCGTCACAGACACGCACGCTCTCCTCGGGATTGCTCAGGATGCAGTAGCCGATGTCAAGATTGCTAAGCGCAAGAAGCTCAACGCGGTAGCGGTCTACTTCTCTACCTCGAGGGAGCATGCAGCACGAGGTCAGCACTACGCTATCATCGACTGGGCTCCCGGTGGCATCTGGGCGAACGCTGACACCGTCAAGCCCGGCTTCTACACCACACACAAGTACACGATCATCCGACAGCATCAGACGAAGAAGGAGGACTAGCATGGTAGACGCAATCGTTCGTTTCCTTGGCCGCTTCTTAGGGTCTTTGGGATGTCTGCTTGGTCGTGTCCTTAGATGGCAGAGGAAGAGGGAGGGTAGGAGGGGGTAGGGGGGGGGGTAGAAGCTTCATTGGTTACGGAAGTAGCTATAAGAATGGGCCACCCCACCTAGAATTCACAGGAATTTATGGGTTCTATAGACCTCAACGGGGGGTAGGTAGTAAGATACTTTGAGAAAGGGAGAGGATAGACATGAGCAAGCAAGCGGTGTGTTCGGTGTGCGGTAAGGAGCTATCGGCGGCGTTAGCGGAGCATACAGATCGGTGCAAGGACTGTGACTCGTTGAGGCCGAAGGAAAGGGTAGAGCTGGCGATAAGGAGCCGTCAAGTGCGGTGGACAGCGGAGATTGCGAAGGAATTGAGGTACATACGAAACCGGCTTCCAGTGCCGGACGGAGGTGAACAAGATGACGACCAAGAAAACTGATCCTAAGAAGGCGAAAGCGGTTCAGAAGAGCAGGGTACAGGCGGGGGTAGCTGCAGGTGCGAGTGTTGAGAAAGCAGCTCCGAAGAAAGCCCTCGTGAAGCATCTACGGCGTGACATCGTTCGGTGTTCGGCTTGTGGGAAGGATCACAAGCGAATGCTATTCATTCTCAGGGAGAGATCATTGCGAGGTGAGTACCCATACGCAGGGACTTGTCCTCTCTCAGGGAAGCAAGTTTTGCTGAAGCTGGGCTCCTGATGTCTGACGAGCGCGAGTACAGCATCTTGATTCTCAAGTACGGGGCCCTTGATGCTAATCTGCGTTCTTACGACCCGTCTGCCTTTGCCGATAAGAAACTGCCTACCGGGTTTGTTTCGAAGGAAGACGGGTTGTACTACGAAGGGACGTTCGTACCTGGAGAGACGCGCAGCGGGGTATTCATCGAAGTGAACAAGCAGCTTGCTACGCTGCTAGGGCTTGATCGATAAGGGGCTCTCATGACAAACGGACCGTTTCGCATCTTCATATCCTCGCCAGACAAGGGCCGGACTATGCTCTGGAAGATTCTCGATGCCGAAGGGCGGGTACACATGGAGGGACGTGGCCCTATGCCGGATTTCGCAGCCGGTCAAGGGCTCGTAGTGTCGCTGAATATGGAGATTGCTGAGGGTGATTTACTCGCAGGAGAGCTTGAGAAGCTGCCTGTAGATTCGTCTGTAGTCGAAGGAATGCTAGGAAAGGGGTTTGCTAGTGCGCTCATTGAAGATCGAGAAGATCCGGGGGATGAATCCAGCAGAGTTTTATAGCGGAATCGCGTCTACGTATGACGACTCTTTCGCTGATGAAATGCACTTCGCTGAGGATTGTGTAGTTCGTGGCTTGTTGCAAGAATTATACCGACCGGGGCTCTGCATCCTCGATGTCGGGTGTGGTACGGGGAACGCGATCAAGTTCCTCTCTTTGAGTGAGGATCAAGAAGAGCGCTCCTGCCTATCGTGGTTCTACCGCGGAACGGATCCATCTCTGAAGATGATTAACGAAGCACGGCGACAGCACCCCGGATATGAGTTCTCTTTGATGAACGCTAACGGGGTGTTTGCGCTTCCAGCGGGTACAGGTCGGGTTGACCTTCTCGTGTCCACGTATGGGTCCCTCAGCTACGCCAAGGACCCTACCAAGATGGCGGCTGAAATAGCGCGGGTGGTATCTCCAAAGGGGGGGATCTTCCTCATGCTCTTCGGGCGAAGGTACGCGCGACGGCGTAGCTACATAGCAAATCGATGCAGGGTGCAACTGGCCGAGACGCTCTACACGGCGAGAGGTGTTCGTGAGCTGCTTGGTCCGTGCTTCGAAGATGTAGAGGTGCGCGGGTTCAACTCGCTTGATGAGAATCTCTTCTCGTGGTCGCCTCGAGCATTTCAATCTGCGGTCCTCAGAATGGAGCTCAAGACGCTTGGCAGATGGTTGCCGGATGTCGGATACACGCTCATCGTTACAGCAACACGGAGGTAGCTCATGGCTCAGAGATCCCTTGGAATGAATGTCTATGACGCGGCAATCGAACGGCTTACCGGGCTCTACCGAGATGGCCATCGTGTCGTTTTTTCTTGCTCTGCAGGGAAGGACTCAGGTGTATGTGTAGAGCTGGGAATAATCACTGCTCGGGAAACGGGTAGGCTACCCATCGACGTGATTATGCGCGATGAGGAGATCATGTTCCCGGGCACGTTTGAGTACGCCGAACGCTTGGCCGAACGGGATGAGATCAACTTCCATTGGGTCTACTGCAACCAGCCGGTTATCAACATCTTCGATCGTCGATCCCCTTACTTCTGGGTGTTTGATCCTGCCCTGGATCCTGACGACTGGGTACGAAAACCGCCTGACTTCGCATACAAACATCCACACATGAATATCGAGAGCCTGATCACGACAGACAATTTCCCTGTGGCGGAAGGGAAAGAACTTATCGACGTGCTAGGGCTCAGGGCGTCAGAGTCTCCACGGCGACGAATGGGGCTGCACTCAAGCGGGGGCTTTCTCACGAAGCTGCAGAAGGGGAACTATCGGAAGTGTCGCCCTATCTACGACTGGACCGACTCGGATGTTTGGAAGTCGATCTACGACAACAACTGGGATTACAACCGCTCGTATGACACCATGCACCGGCTCGGCGTGAGCAAGATGAGCCTAAGAATCGCACCACCTACGCTGACAATCGCAGGGTTGCCTACGCTGAAGGTTGCAGCTCAAGCGTGGCCGAGGTGGTTCGATCGCGTATCGAAAAGGCTACCCGGTACACGTACAGCAGCTCAGTACGGGAAGGTCGCTTGTACCCCTCACAGGAATCAGGGTGAGACTTGGGAGGACTGCTTCAAGCGCGTCTGTATCGAGGAAGCGCCTGATTGGATTGCAGCATGATCGACGAAGGTGATGGAGTCATACCTACGTGCGCATGCCCGTCATTCGACAACGCCGTTTCCTGAGATCTCAGGTTGCCGGCATTGTACAGGCGGGTCGGGTATCGCATCTTGGAAGAAGTTTGCCATCCACATGTACAATGGCGATCCTTTCTCGATGAAGTCAGGGGCAGGCGCAAACCTGCCATTCATGGAACCGGAGTTCTTCCGGAAGGGCGCAGGAGAATGGGGAGGCAAACCGCAATGGTAGACAAGACCAACACGACACCAGAAGATACCGAACAGCGAGTAAAGAAGAGCCGCAGGAAGGGTAGGAAGAAGGTAGAGAAAACAGGTGAAGCTTTGCAGCGGCTTGAAATCTTCTACGCCCCAATTGATGAAGTACACCCCAACGACTACAACCCGAACAGACAAAGCGATCACGATTTCGAGTTGCTCCTCCGCTCCATGGAGGAAGACGGATTCACACAGCCGATCGTCTGCGTGAGAGACAAGGGAAGGATCGTTGTCGTTGATGGTGAGCATAGATGGCGCGCTGCGAAGACCCTCGAATATAAGGAGATCCCGATCGTCATTGTTCCGATGACCCCCGAGCAGGCACGGATAGCAACGCTCAGGCATAACCGAGCGCGTGGATCCGAGGACATCGAACTTGCTGCCGCGGTTATCCGTGACCTCGAACAACTCGGGGCTCTCGATTGGGCTCAGGATTCCCTCATGATGGATGACAAAGAGATCGAGCGATTGCTTGAGGATATCCCAGCTCCGGAGTCGTTGGCCGGTGAAGAGTACGGGGATGCTTGGGAGCCAGGAGAAGATGGCGCAGATCCTACCCGTGACCTCGGGGAGAAATCGCGCGACTTTGAGGGTACTGGTGGAGTGATGACCAGCGCCTCGGCAAGCCGTGAAGCAGCAGACCGGATCAGGTCCCGTGAGAAGAAGATCAAAGAGGCCAAGACGGAAGAAGAAAAGGAGATGGCCAAGAAGGATTGCCAGATCTTCCGCGTGGCTGTAACGTTCGCAGGTGACGAAGCAGCACTCGTCAAGAAAGCTCTAGGAGCCGAACCCGCGAACACAATTCTTGCATGGTGTAAGGAAGCTGACTAATCGTGAAACGAGGACCTAAACCTATCGAGGTAGATCCGGCCAAGATAACCCAAATGGCGATGGTCGGATCACGGTGGACAGATATCGCGATAGAGCTAGACATCTCTGATCGAACCCTACGCCGATACCGAGCTGTGAATCCTATTCTTGACCAGGCTTACCAAAAGGGACTTGCGAAGATGAAGCGGTCCCTACGGACCAAGCAATTTCAGTTAGCTATGAAGGGTAATGTAACAATGCTCATCTGGCTTGGTAAGAACGAACTAGGGCAGGCTGACAAGAAGGACACGCGATCGCTACACATTCACGCGAAAGCAGACAGCCAGGATGCCCTTACCTCGTTGACCACGGAAGAGCTACGAGAACGCCTTGGAGTCCTTCAGGAAATGAGAGCCCTAGAGGATGTCATTGATATCGAAGGTGGTGATGATGTCTCAGGCCTCCCAGGAAGCACTCAGGATTGAAGCTGAGTTAGCGAAGAGGGATCTCGTGCAATTCTGCTTGATGGCAGGTGAAGGGCGCTGGCATTCCGCAAAGCACCTCGAACTTCTTTGCTCGCTCTTGATGGACGCAGAAGCGCACGTTACCTCGGGCGATCAAGACGAGCCATATCTCTTGATGGTCTTCATGCCACCACGCCACGGGAAGAGCGAAGTAATCAGCCGCCATTTCCCCGCGTGGTTCCTCGGCCGCAATCAAGACATGGAATTTATCATCACGTCCTACGGTGGAGATCTCGCACTCGATATGAGTAGAGACGCACGAACGATTTACACGCAGGCAGCAGGTCTCTACGGGTGGCCGGATGTTTCGCGTGACTCCTCGGCTGTCTCTTGTTGGCAGCTCCACGGGAAGCACGGGAAGATGCAAGCAGCAGGTGTCGGAGGTCCAATCACAGGGCGCGGTGGAAACTTCATCGTGATAGATGACCCAGTGAAGAGTGTCGATGACGGAGAAAGTCTTATCGTTCAACGTAGAATCTGGGACTGGTATCGCTCGACAGTGCGAACGAGGCTCGCCCCTGGCGGTGCGATCGTCTTGCTCATGACTCGTTGGCATGAGGGCGACTTAGCCGGCAGGCTCATACGCGAGATGGGAAAAGGCGGTGAGCAGTGGAAGGTGATCAGCCTCCCCGCACTGGCCTTGGATGGCGATTCTCTCGGTCGGAAGAAGGGCTCGGCGCTTTGGCCTTGGAGGTTCAACGAGAAGGCTCTCGCTGCGGTCAAGCGTGGGATGGGTGGCCGTCTCTGGGGGGCCCTCTATCAGCAAGATCCTACAGCAGACATCGAAGGCGCTTTGTGGACCGCAGAAACAATGATTGATCCTTTCCGCGAAGCAGTCATAATCGAAGAGCTTGAGGAGATCAATGTCTCAGTTGATCCTTCCGGGAGCGGGTTAGCGTCAAGCGATCTCACGGGGATCACTGTGCAAGGCAGGCGCGTAGACGGTCACGGCGTTGTCCTCAACGATAGCTCGGATCATTACGAGCCGGATGAATGGGGTACTCGTGCGCTCGAGCTGTGCCTTGAGTTCAACACCCGCAGGATCGTTGCAGAGAAGAACTTCGGATACATGCTTGTCAAGCGAAACATTCAAGTATCATCTGCTGAGTGGGAAGGCGAAAAGCTAGACGGTGAGGATGTTGAGGTCGAGCTGGTAAACGCCTCACGCGGGAAGTTCCAACGCGCCGACCCTGTTGCGAATAAGTACAAACAGGGGTTAGTCCATCATGACCTGCATGCTGATCTCGACGAACTCGAAGATGAGCAATGCCAGTGGATCGGTAGGGGGCCTCGACGCAGCAAGTGGAGTCCTAACAGAATCGATGCCGTAGTCTGGGGTTTGACCGACCTGCTCATTGATAGCGCAGGTGGCGGCGTGGATTGGATTGACCTAGACGATTAAAAATGCTATGGTAGCTCTACGTGTCGACTCCTCTCGGATTCCAGCACGCGCATAACCTCCTTGAAGTGAGGCGCAACCAGCAGTCCTCTTGGAGCAAAGGAGATGCCCGGCAAGCGTCTCCTTTCTCTTTGGCTTGACTCTATAGACGCTCTATAGTATACTGTACCTATCACAGACACAAAGGACGGTACAGAAGATGACAGGAACAACGAAGGTAGCAGCAAGAAGCGTAACGGTAAGCACCGAGCAGTACGAATTCTCACACGGTGGAAAGCCTAGAGGCCGAGGGCACTGGATGTTCTTCTACAGCGTCGGCGGAGTCGTCCGCACATTCTCGACGACAGCCAGCTACTCAGAAGCAAAACGCGCAGCCGTGAAGGTTGCCGCTGCAGCAGGATCGTATTGCGTGAAGGTAGGTTCGTAATGGCCAGTACGACCGCAACGTGCAGAGCGGACGCTCTATATGATGATCTGCGCGAGCGGAAGGTCTGTATCTTAAAAGGGATGGACTGCTACACGGAATTCAAAGATGGATTGCCAATAGCGAAGAGGCTGCTAGTCAGTACAAATAATCCA